TCGACGGACCAATTGAATTCGTTCCAGTTCTTGGCATCCCAAAATGCACCACCACTTCTTACGCCAGTTTCAAACGGCACCGGGGTTGGCTGGTAAGCATTTGCGTAGTTCAAATCCGCCTGATAATTCAGAGTAATTTCATCATCTGAATCAAGATCAATTTTCAGCTTGCGGAATCTTTTCTTGTAACCGGGACTCTTGAAATGATTGAAGGAAAGACGAACATAGCTTTTAATTGGGTAACCATCAAATGAGTTGCCATACCCAAGGCGATAAACCATTCCATTCGTTGCGCCACCGATGATATAGTCGCCATCAATTGAAGAACATGCGCCACATCCATTGATTGCGGTAGACGGAGTATGCTCAAAAGTCGCCTGCGTCCACCCAACTAATGTGCGCCCGTCAAATGATGCAATCAGCGCGGTCGCATCATTAAACAAAAACATAAGGTGGTTTGATTCCTTAAACGGAACGGTTGCCACGACCTTGTCCTTTCTGGATTCAAGGAAAGGCTGAACAAGCTGAGAGTGTGACGCAGACATATAGTCACCATATGACTGCGTAGCCATGAGACTGGTCACACCGAGGTCATTCATAAAGTAAAGGTCATCGCCCAATGGCACGACGCTGTACTCCTTCGCCCCGCTTTCTGCTGCAAACTGTTTGAAGTTCCAGTCTGCCGAACTGGTGCCGTAAAGCATCCACGTTTTAACCTTAGAGAATACAGCCAAAACGTCGCCCTGCAATACCTGCATGCCAGTAATATCAAAACCAACCACAATTTCCGCTGCCCCTGTAACAGCGTCCCAACTGTATGGATCCCCAATACTGGAGTGCTGAAGGGACCCATTTGGGAAGGATAGGAATAAATGGTTTTTGTGCTGGGCAATATGGGCCGGCTTGTCCGTCGCCATGCCTGTAATAATTGGACGATATCTACCCAAATAATCAATCGAGAATGCGTGATTATTTGGATTTGCCGCAAACATGCTTGCGCTTTCCTCTGAACCCGCAAAGCTATGGTTTAGGAATTCATACTGGCCGTCTGCGTAGAGACGCTGTGGGAAGGCCACAGAGCCTTCTGCGGCTGGTTGTGCAATCACTACCCCAATGGTGACATTCGACACCGTGGCGGTCGCCGTAGCCCCCGTGCCGTCGCCGGTGATGGTTACTGTGGGGGTGGATGCATATCCGGAGCCCCCGGTTACAACCGTGATGGCCGATATGGCACCGCTAGAAATCGTAGCCGTAGCCGTGGCCGTAATCCCGGTCGCGGGGTCTGAGATTGTCACATCCGCATAGGTATATCCGGACCCGGCCGTACTTACGGCAATTGAGGTCACCGACCGCTTGACGATGGTATCACCCACCGCCCAATTGGTTGCCCCAAAGTCGGATTCGTAAAAGTACATATCGCCGGTTGCGTTATTGCTAGAGAACGATCCCGAATCAACTTCGTGTGCGCTTAGAAATCCTGCGGCCCCCGTTGGCGTGCCGCCGGAGTATCCCATTAGATAATCATTATATTCCGGGGCGTTTGACCCGGTGTCGTAATAAAGCTTGTACCCAAGATGTATTCCGGTCCACCCTGAGCTGGTGGCCTTATACAACATAGCGCGTGTGTGATTGGAACCGTAATTATTGCCAAACTCATCGGTATCGGCTGTGGTGAAAGCCTTGTTTCGGATTGCATACGTGACGTTTCTGTATACCCACACGCCCAAAACGGACCCAGTGCCGGGGACCTTCTCAATCAGGTTCCGCGTTACCTCAATAGCATCTTGGGACATTTCGTCGTAATCAGTGTCAGATGAAGCGCCTTCACTTGCTGTACCGGACGCAACCGCGTAGACAGTTGACCCAGTAACATTGGTTAGGTTTTCGCTGTCCTGAAACGTACCGCTTACCTCTGTTAGTACAAATTCACCTGCGGCGTCATTCCCGGCCCAAGATCCACTGGACACGGTAACCTTGAGTAAGATTCCAGTGGCACCCGATGTCGCGCCCTTGATAGTGTCGCCATTAGTCCACGTTCCGCTATTGATCATGCACGGGCCGGGACGAGAATAAGAGGAGGACGAGCAGCTGCCGGTGCTGGGTTCGTTTGCCCCGGTAACGAATGAAATTCTGAAGTAGGTTGCGTCAGATGGAGCGTTTCTACCGTCGTAACGCTCATATCCGGGCATGCGACGGTATCCACCACGCATATCCTGCAGGTAGTTGATACCAACAAGGAGTTGGCCCGGCTTGATCGCAACCGCAGGATCAACCAGATTTAGCCCGCCTGCGAGCGGGAAGAATTCAGACCGCACTGGCATTTATTCAACCCTCACCGTTAGATCATAAGCACTGGTATCAGAGCGATTCTGGAAGTGCATTTGCGGCAAGGAGTGAGCCTCCAGCACGCGCATCATGGCCTGAAAATCGACCTGTGCGGATTGGTAAACCTCTGGGGCTTCTTCGTATTCGCCATACATCATCTTGGCGCGATAGATGATCACGTCATGGAATTGGCTTGGAATTGGCGACACGTCGCTGTTGGCAGACATGCGTGTCGGACGCTTCTGATAGTCCGCGGTTATGGTGTACACGGCATCAGGTGTCGGATAAAGAATAATGGAGCTGTCTGGGCGAATGACGACGCTATTGGGCTTGCCAGTCGGGACTGTTCCCAGCTTTTGGTTTAGGCGGTAGTCCCGGTACTCAATCAAGTTGAGCAAACCCCAAGACCCGGTTGGGTCCACCACAAAAGAAGAAGGGTCCCACTCTGAAAGAGCTGCGGACCCTGTCGACAGGGAGAGATCTCCCAGCGTGTATTCATTGTCACCCGACGTCGTGGTGAATGTTTTGGTGGCCCACAAGAACGCCCAATCCACCCACATTTCTTGGATCATCTGGTCTGCGTCTGCAATCCAATCGACTACTAGCTCATAGATCCCTGTCTGCCCGGTGACGGAAGTTGGGCCGGACCCAGCGATACCTACTGAGCGACGGAATTTCTGGCAGAGTTCCAAGTATGTCATTTCATGATCTCAAGAATTGCCTCCCACGCTTCATCTGGATGAATGGCGGCGGCACATTTAGAGGCTCCGGTTTGATCGTCTCTATGGCACGTCTCAAAGCCGTAAATGTGTAGCCGGTGGCAGGGATAGCAGTCCACGCCCTTGGGCTCTAAAGATACGGCGTTTTTCCAGTGTTTTGTTAGATTCTCGACACTAGAGTGCGATAAAAAGCAGATCTTTGGTACATTGCGAGCAGAGACAGAATTCAGTAAGCCCGTTTCTGTACCAATCACCAGATCACATTCTTCGGCAAACGTCAGACTCTTGCGAATCCCCCACTTGCCGCTCTTGCGGATTACCCGCTTTTCATTCTCCCAGCCGCCCTCAAGGATTTGACAGGCTTCATCGCCGACCATTACTACCTTGATCTTGGGGGAATGCAACATCAACCGAGCAACGATTGTGTCCACGTAGGGCCACGCTTTGTGTACGCTGGACCCGGCAAGTGACCACATCACGACGAAATTGTCTCGCCCCATCTTCTTGCGTTTTGCCTTCGCCCATTTCCGCTCGGACTCTGACGGATAAAAGCGCGAATTGAAAACATGGGGCAATCCAGCCTTATCGTGGATTGCTTCACTAAAGTTCTTGTTTAGCTTGGCGTGCCGCTCTTCATGACTCCAATAGAAGCTTTTGTTTTGCGGCATCGCGATGAGGTTTCCCTCAACCGTGTCCGACAGGACAATCATCTTGTCGAAGTTGGACCCGAGCTTTTCCCAGAATTCTCTAAGCTCAGAGGCTTCTTTATTGTTTGGGACCCACCCATCTGACTGGATAAACACCTCATCGATGTTTGGGTCGTTTTTTACAAGGTTGTACCCGCTTTCCTTGCAGTTGAAGGAAACGTAATACCCCTGCTGCTTCAAAAGAGGAAAGACAGACGTGACCTGAATCACGTCGCCAATGGCCCCGTAACGGGATACACAGACAGATTTCTCCGGCCGCTTGCCGCCTAAATCTTGATCCTTCCAGCTTTTGGTTTCATCCGCCCTGATGACCTTCATTCTGGCTGCAAATTCTTAACTTGCTGCAGGATTGCGTCCCAAGTGCGACGCTTATCCAGCTTCTTGTTGAATACGTTCTGTGCATACCGCAACAGATCGTCCTTCGTCATGCTCTCCAAATCTGCCGGCTGCTCTGGCTCGGGAGGGGCTGATTCCTCCGTACATGGATCGCCATTTGGTTTGAAGTATTTACCGCCCTGCTCGTATCGCGCACCGACCATCGGCACGTCCCCGAACAGCTCTGAATAGGGCTTGTTCGGATCTAATTTCATCGGCCCATCCCCTTGCGACGAATCATGCCCATCATTGCCACAACTTCATATTCTGGCGGTGCTTCTGGGGTTGCATCGGAATAACCTTTCTTCATGTCCGGCTTCTTCATGTGGCTGTTGTCGCCCATGCTCTTGCTGGTTTCTGGCAGCATGCCTGCCTTGTCATTCATCTTCATTTTTGTGCTCCTTAAAAAACCCGCCCCTCCGGAGAGGGGCAGGGTTTCTGGCTTCAGTCACCACCAAGATAACGAATCTTCCCTTTTGCTTTGGGACCATTCATCGGCTTCTTTTCAGTGATCTTCTGAGCAGAACCCTGCTCAATACCACCACCAACCAGCTTTTCGCCAGTAAAGCCCTTCTTCATGGTGTGACCTGAGTCACCTACTACCTTAGCCATAATCGCCTCCTATTAGGCTGCGCTATCCCAGATCAGGATACGTGACTCAGCTGCGGCAGTGTGAACAATGCCGAAGCCACCGAGGTAGTACCATGCAACGCCACGATTACGGCCGTAGTCGGTCGGAATCTTGCCGCGCATTTCTTCCGGCACTGCGATCGCTTCTGCGACGGTGTCTTCGCCGAAGAACACAGCCCAGTCGGACAGACCACCTGACCAAGTGCCAGAAGCGTCGGTGCCCATGCCGGTACCCTTAGAGATGTTGGTCTGCTCGATGAAGCGAACACCTTCATAACGGCCGATTTCGCCGTTCATGATCATGCCGAAGCCTTCACTGGTGTACTGATGAATGGTCTCAAGAGAGTTCTTCAGTGAACGCAGAGTGGACGGCCATGCCACACAGAAGTAGTCGCCGGACTGGTATGAAGGAATGTTGCGTTCCTTCATGGTGTCCACGATGTTCTTCACGTGGTAGGTGTTCAGCGCGGAAGTGTTGGTAGCAGTTGCAGTGCCGTTAGTAGTCAGCACAGCACCGCCGGTAGCGGTACCAACCATACGCAACGGAGCTTCATCAAACTGAGCTGCTGCAGCGGCATCCAGCGCCTTAGCGGCGTCGTTCTTGAGAACCTTGTTGATTACTTCACGAACAGAGTGTTCGGAAAGATCGTCAAGCTTTTCAGAAAACGGTACAGAGTTGCCGTATTCGGTAATGGTCAGCGTACCCTGAGTGATGGTGTAGCTGGTTTCCGGAATATCGGTACCTTCGGTAAGAGCAGCACCCTGAGTTGCAACGTTGTTGTATACGTTCCAGTGGAAGGTGTCACCCTTGTTCATGCCCTGATGAGCGGCATCTTTAATGTCAGCAAACTGACGGAAGCGCGTCATCGGCTGTACAGCCATACGCAATTCTTTGGACAAATTGTCCGAGTACATGTACCCGCCGAGCGAGCTGGTACCCCATACTTGACCTGCCATGATTGATCTCCTTCTGCTAGGTCGTTATTACGAAACCCGGCGTTCCCGCATTTGGGCGATGATCTCCGATGATGTCATCGGTCTTGGTTCATCTTCCCCAAGGTTCGCCCGGGCATTAACTCCATTTACTGCCATGCCTGCGGTATCGCGTTTGCGTTCCTGCTTCTGACTTGGCTGTAATTTGCCAAACCACGAACGAGTGCGCTTCCCTGCTTCGATAATCACGTCACCAATGGACATGTCCGGATTTTCCTGCGCGATCTTGAGGGTGTGTCGATCAGCGACTTCCCACAAGTCGGGATCCCCAGCGATGTCTGGGAATTCTTTCCGGAATTTATCGACAGCTCGCAATCTGTCGCGTTCAGCTTCACGTGCCTCAAGTCGGCTTTCCATCATGCTCATCAGCTGTTCTGGGGTAGCATCCTGCTTAACTTGCTGGTTGCGCCCACTGGCGATGGCCATTTGAAGGGCTTCATTTGCGGCATCTTCATCTCCACTGTAAATCGCCTCAATGGCTTTCTTTACAGCGTTATTTTGCGCGTCGTTTCCCGATGGCGCTGACCTAGCAGCGTCCGAAGATGGCTGCTGTTGCGAGAGACGTTGCTCGTATTCACGAAGCTGCGCCTCACGCTGTTCGATTGCCCGCATTCTTTCAGCGGCTTGTTCCAGCTTTTTCTCGGCTGCGGTGTCCTTCTGATACCGGGTTTTGATCTCATCGACAGGGACTTCGACTTCCTCGCCGTTGATCTTTGCCCGGGTCATCCAGACCCCGTCCTTAAGAAAGACCGGAGATTCTGGTTCGGCAGGTTCTTCAACCTCTTCTTGCTGAGGCTCTTCCTTTACCTTTTCGTCTTTGCGCACGCTCTTGGCAATGTTCTCCATCGCCGCAAGTCGCGGATCGGAAGGCTTTTCTTCCTTTACTTCCGCCGCCCTAGATTCACTTGAATCACCAGAAGTTTCTTCAACTTCCGATGAAACGTCCTCGCGGATAGCTTCATCAGTCATCAATTAGACCCTCATTCTGCTTTAGCTCATATTCAGCATGGCGACCGTTATGCACGGCTTCTGCCAGCCAGTTTATCAGACTGCTTGCTCGCCAAGCTTTGTTCTGAATTTCTTGAAGCTCTTCTGGTTTACAGGATTCCAGTTCTTTGTGCGCCTCCTGCAATTCCAGCTCGGCCCTACCAACAAGGTATTTGCCGAGCGTCGTGCTTAAAAACTTTTCCGCGTCTACGCCAAGCTTTGCTTCGGCAAAACGCAATTCTTCTGCTGCCCGGGGGGTCAGCTCTTCGTCGCCCTGTTTAATATTCATGCTGGCTCTGGTGCTGCCGGTGCTACTAATTCGTTTTCAGAAGTTGCGGCTGCCTGCACAGGAGCGTTCGCAGCCTGCGGCGGGGACACAGCTGGAGCGGCTTCGTCCGGGGTAACCGGGGTTTGTGTTTCCGATGCAACCGGGGATGCGGTGGAAACTCGCGGACCCAACAAGCCAAAGCCCGGCTCGTTTGGCTTAAACCAACTGGCGGTCGGGGACAGCTGGATGGGGCGCATATTAAATGCGTACTGCAAGGATGCTGCAGTTGGCTGCACGCTTGCAGCGGTTGGTGCGGTAGCGTCTGGGGGTGGCGTCCCCTGAAGCTGGTTCATCCAATAACTGGCAGGGCGTGATTGCACCTGCATTGGCTGCGGTGCCGGTCGGGAATATGTTTGTGGCTGCGCCGGGGGGACCTCGGCGACGATATCTTTGAGCTTATCTTTATCTAATTTGAAAAACATTAGATGCCGCTCCCCATTTTCTGCTTCAACGCCATCTCACGACGCTTCGTGGTTTCCTTCATGACTTCAATCGCCACCTTGCGCTCACTTTCCATCTGACGAATCTTCGCCTCGACAGACTTGGCCATTTGACCTTCGCTGGCCATCGCAACCTGCAAATCCTGCTTGCTGCGCTCAAGCTGAAGCTTTGATTCGAGCTCGGCCACGGTGAGATCTTGCTGCAGTGCGAGCTTGGCGTGTTCAATTTCACGCTCTTGCTGGATCTCAATTGCCTTGGCTCGGGCGTCGTATTCCAGTCTCTGCATTTGAATCTGGGCATCAAGCTGCAGTCGCTGGTTTTCCAACTGCAGTTTTTGCGCTTCGATTTCCATTTTCATCTGGTCTGGGTTTGGCCCCTGACCTTCTGCCATCTTGGCGATCTTCCCTTCGTCCATGTAGAAACGCTCGCCATCCTTATAGCCGAGTTTGCCGAAGATTTCCTTGCTGACTTCGCGGACGTCGAGGGTTTGCACCAGCTCAGGAATGGCGGCAATGCTGTTGAGGCCAGCAATAAACTTCTCAAGCTGGAGCTGCGGGTTGGTTGCACCCACACCGACGGAGACGGAAACGGTCAGCTCATTCTGCAAAAGCTGATCGGTTGCTTCATCGATACCATACTTTTGGTAAAGCTCAGCGCGTTCTGCAGCAATGGCCAACACAGTCTGATCGGTTTCGTATGCCTGCTCCAGCAATACCAGCTGACGCAGCACAGGCTCAACCCAAGTCTCAGCAAATACACGCAGCAAATATTCGGTAGCTTGCGATGCAGACCCGGACAGCATATTCATGCCGCCGACAGTCTGGTTGAGCTGACGATTCGATGCGACGGAGGATGAGGAGAACGCCCCTGCCAGTTCATCGAAATCCATGTTCAGGCGATCCTGCTCCGCGTAGGAGGAGGTTGTCACGTCTGGGGTAGAGTCGATGACGACGTCTGAGTTCGGATCATTCATCAGCACAGCGCCACCCGGGACGTTGCGCATCAAGGCATTGATATCAACATTTGCGCCACGCTTAATGCGGTAACGCTTGTTCAGCACCAGCTGCACATTGTCGAAACGCTGGTTTTGGATGTCGTTTGCTGCGGTTTGCAGGTCTTGCGTAAGCTCGACCACACCAGCCGGGAATGGCTTGTGGGTTTCAATGACGGAATAGCCGATGACATAAGGACGCTTACCGTGCAGGTAAACCTCGTCAATCGGTTTCGGGTCGGTCAGCATAAACTCCGTGCCGGCCGTCCAATAAACCCAATCCTTGCCACCTTTGCGGACAATGTTTTCGTGAATCCATATGGTCGAATATTCATTGACCTCATGGTTATCTTCGTAATCGTCAGAGCGCCCAGTGCGGCGACGGTGCGTTGATTCGTACCGATCATCCTTTGCGCTGGCCAGCAATTGAGAGGCAGAAAGCTTTTTCCACTTCGGTGCGCCGGTCTTCGGGTCGCTGACGTTCATGCGCTCCAGCACGTCGCCAAGATACATTGGGATCAGGCGAATAACATACGGGCTGGTGTTTACCGGGTCGATCCAGCTTGCTGCCGGGTCAATGCGGATGTTTTCTGGCGGAATCAACTCTACGCATGGGCGATCAAGCAGCACCTTGGTTTCTGTAACCTCTTGCTGGATTGGTTCGCCAGTTTCCGGATCAAGGTAGATCGTGCCATCTTCGTGCTGGGCGTCGATCTTGTATTTCTTGACCTGCTCTTCGTACTCCCAATATTGCTTAGAGACGACAATACCCATGACCTGTGCATCTTGATAAGCGCCGATCAGGGTTTGAAACCACGGAATTGTTTTCTTCAGGCGGTAATCAAGCAGCTCCTGCATGATCTCCGCGGATGCGCGCTGTGCGTCGTCATTGTCATTCTGCGGAGAAATACGCAGCACATCGTCCGTGCTAAAGAATGCACCAGCTGCGGCGGCTTCATTGGCACGAACGTTTGCCCGGGTCTTCGGGCGGAATAAGCGGGAACGGTGACGATACGCTTCGGTGAAATACTTTGATCCCGGAGGATGCTTATTCTGGGCGAGCGAAAGATTCTTTTCCCACTGCTTGCGCAGGTTGGCATCGTACCAGTCAGAAGACGAGTCAAAAGCGGCGCGAGCAAGGTCAAGCCAAGGGTCGCTACGCGTTGCTGGGGCTGCTTCTTCTTTCATGTCTTGTCTACGTTGATTGCCTCGCCGCGAAGATCACGCTGCAGAGAATTCATTTGGTCTACATCCATGCGGCCACGCTTGATGTTGTAACGCTCAAGCAGTTCACCGCCGGCCATCAGTACTTTCTTGTAGTCCGGGTCTAGGTTTTCTTCTTTAATCTGAAAGCCCCAGCGACCGGAAAGGCCAAGATTCATTACCTGAATCACTCCCTGCACCATGTTTACGCCCCACAAATGGCCGGGATAATGATCGTTCAGCTTTTCAGCGACGCGTTTGCACACGGACATTTCGTGCGCGGTATTGCTTAGGCTGGACCCAAGTAAATCCATTACTCAGTGCGCTCGGTAAACTCTGCGCCATTGCTGAATTCGTAAACCACAGGTTCGCGATCTTCAGGCTGGGTTGGGTCCAGTGCTTCAATCAGCGCCTTAATGCTGACTTCTGACGTGGTCACCGGGTGCGGATTAAAGCTTTCATTCGGTACGATCGGCATAAGTCACCTCAGTAGTAATTGACAATCTCTGGCTCGACGGAACGTTCAACTGCGCGTGGTGCGACAGGGTACGCGAATGTTAGAGCAACTGCATCTGCGCAGTCGGGAGAGGCCAGACCGCGCTTCTTCATGTCCTCTTTCTTTTCCAACTGCAGTTTCATGCGAGCATTAAAGCCGTACTCCGGGGACATCAGGTCTGCGGCAAGGTCTTTGTCGTCAGGAATGTCTGCACCCTCAAGCCAATGCTTCATGCGGTCCCACATTTCAGCGCGCTTATTGGCGTACTTGTCCTTGTTGCCTTCATCCGGGGATTTGCCAGAGATCACCTCAATGATTTCAAACCCCAACTGACGCAAGCGATCGACTACGCCGGACCCTACGCCGACACCGTCAACAAATACGGCGTCAGGGCTGAATTCGTTGATCTTGTCAGCAACCAAGCTGGCCAAGGCCATCGTATCCAGCTCACGGAATTTCAGCAGCGGCTCAAGCTTGCGGCCATGACGCATGGCAATGACGCTTTGGTCTGAGCCAAACCGGGCGACGTCGACGCCCATAAGCTTTGGGGTGCCATGTGGAACGTAGGCTTCGTTCTTTATGGCAGTCTCGACCAAGTCTGCAGGAATAAACTGCGTGTCGCCGGCCCGCGGGAATGCCCCACGAACACGGACGCGCACAAAGTCAGAATCTTCCCCATAGTCATCGACCCATTCCTGAATCTGCTCCTTGTCCGTCATTCGGGCGGAGCGGGAATCGATCTGCATATTGAACCAGCGGTGGCGGTAGCGGTTGAAGCAAGCGTGGAATCGACCCGTGTTTCGGGTAGGGTTTCCGAACGCTGCCCACTTTGCGCCTTCTGTTGTCATCGCACCTTCGCAGACTTCCCAGATTACGTCAGGAATAGCGGAGGCTTCGTCGAAGACAATCAGCACGTTTTCTTCGTGAGTACCTGCGAATGCTTCGGAATTGTTCTCGCTCCACGGAATTGCGTGGGCGGACCATGTTTCCTCAGCACCAACAAGGGAGAAACGTGTCGCGGTCCATTTGAACCAGTCGCCATTGAGGGCTTTCTGATTCCACTTCGAGAGCTCACGCCAAGTCTTGGTGGCAAGCTGCTGTTGTGTATTTGCGGTGACTACGATTTGCGGATTTGGTCGAGTCGCGATGAACCAGTGGATCAGGAAACTGGTCAGGGCGGTTTTACCAATACCGTGGCCACTTGCCACCGCGACTCGATCGTTATCGACAATAGCCTGCAGGACGTCCTTCTGCCATTGGTCTGGATCGACTTTCAGCACATCCCGGACATATCCTGCGGGGTCGTCGAAATAGTTTTTCGCAATGAAAAAGCCGTCGCCCTTTACGGCAAGATTATTCTTCATGTGCGCGAATGATTTGCTCGGCTATCGACAGTTGCACCTCGCCCTTGTGCTCAGTTTCCTGCCGGTCTTTCCACCCATGCCGGTTCTTCATATTCATGTACCAGAGGGTGGAATTAAATTCTTTGTTATCAAGCTGCTGACGGCCGTGACGCTCCCACCAAGCATGAGATAAACGGCGTCCCATTTTTACGGCATCTGAAAAATCAGGCTTAAAACGAGGGGAATCTTCATTGCACCAGTCGTATAGGGTGTCGTCGTCAATGTCTAAAGCAGCATAAACCTCAACGAGTGACGCGCCCTCTCGCATAAGCTCGATAACGGTGTCACACATCTCTGGTTTGTATTTGCTTGGCCTGCCTCTGCCCATAATTTAATGCCTCGCACCGCCTGTGATCATCATTCAAGTGTTCAGGGGGCGAGGACTTAACTGTTGCGAGGTGATTTACCCGCAGAATATGGATTTGTATACAAACAAAACCCGGGTTTGTCCAGACATATGCAAAAAAAGTTGCAAATTAACTGATCAGGGATTTTGTGCTGGATCTGGTAAATGCCGGTTACGTTGATCCGGCGTTGCCCGAAAGGGGAGGGCAACCGATTTGGCCACTGACCCGAGGAGGTTCAGAAGCCCCATGATAACTCCCTTTGCCCATATCGCAAGGGTTCGATCCAGATCCGGAAGGCGCAAATTCCCCAAGGAGGACACGCAGTCCAACCTTGGGGGGTTATCGCAATGGGACATCACCGTCACCGTTAGCGCAGCACGTCAGGATTCAAGCCCCGTGCCTGCATGACTTTACGACCTTGAAGTCGCCCTGATACAACTCATGCCCTGATCTCGCTGCTGCTACTCTGTGGCGGTTTCCCTAACCCTTTTCGCCGGAAGATCAGTCCCCGTTGCTCTCTGCCCTATCAGGAGTACTTTGTGCGGCCTCTCGGCCCCGGGGTGTGTGAGCATTTAGCGGACCCTTCCCCGGCGGGCAGGAGAAGAAGCGTTGAGCAGAATGGTGATGAGCGGTATAATTCGCGCATCGGGTTCGGCTACAACCCGTCTTCTCAGCCCCCATCGAGTTTGCGCTCTTTGGGGGCTTCTTAATTTCCGTCCAAGATAATTACTTCCAATCTTCGCGTCAAGCGTTCATAAGTGGCTGATAGTACAACCATTTTTGAGTACAGTGTCCTAGCCCAAAAACAATCTAAGCGATTGATTTAACTCCACTGAGGTCCACTAAGGTCCACAGATCTCCACTACCCGGAGCACGCCCAAGCCCTCAAACAGGTCTATTCAAATTTTCTATGCCCAATAAAAACATTCACCTTGAGTTAGTACATTGTCCCAGTATCATTGGCTTGGAGGTGCGAGAAATGACATATCAATACGGAGATCCTTGGTGGGGCATGAAGTGGGTCTTTGGTCCATTAATGTTTTTCCCAATTTTCTTGATGATGGCTGAGTAAGGAGCCGGCATGAGCAAAAACATCTACAGCCGCACAAAGGTCCAGATCGAGCTTTCGATCGGTATCTACGGACCTGACGCGGAATCGTTTGACCTTCCCATTGTTTACGGCATCGCCACTGGGTTTGTTTACGGCCCTTCGGAATACAAGCCGATGGCCGCATGGACTGCCAACCAGTGCGCTGCGTATGACAACTACTTGAACAACCTGAACCTTTAAGGGAGACGTGAAATGAAAATCGGAAAAGACACTGGCTCACTGGTAAATCACCTGAGCGCAAACCGCTCAATCAAGCTTGACGAAATTGTCGTTGGCGAGACTGGAGCAACCCACTTGTCTTGGACAGACCGTCATGCAGCAACCGTGATTGATGTGTTTCAGAACGGCAAATTCACTTACATCGTGACGCAGGAGGATCACGCAAAACGTGTTGATGACAACGGTATAGCCGAATCGCAGGAGTACGAATACAGCCGCAATCCTGAAGGCAATACTTACACTTGGAGAGTAACGGATCGCGGTTTTAAGGGGGTCCAGAAGAATCCGGAAACCGGGCGTTGGGTCAAATACAACACCGGCGGATTGATGATTGGTTATCGTGACCATTACTACGATTTTTCGTTCTAACTACCCCGGCCCCTTCGGGGGCCACTTGCCATTAATTAGTACATTGTCCTATACTATGGTTTTGACGACGAAGGAGATCAATATGAAGTTGACGAAAGCCACACACCAACAGCAGCTTGAGTACAACGGCTTGTACCCACTGGCCTACATCGCCAAGGCTGGCGGCGTTGAATTCATGATTGAGCGTTTGCCTGATGGCGGATTCTTTGAGCCGAAGTATGAAGCGGTATTTCCGAAGGGCTTTGTTCTCGCCGAGGACAACCTGCACACCGTGCTGGCAAACAACCTGAAGGATCTGCGCGAGATCATCGGTGGGAAAAACCCATTCATCCCATGTGAATGTGATGGATGCAAGAAAGCTTAAAGGGAGATCGAAATGACCTTTCTTGATTTAGCAGAACGTTCAGTCCGTCTTGCAGAGACTGACACTTTCAGCCTGTATGGCGAAACCTATTGCGTCATGGACATCCTCTCCCCGCGTGGCGATGGCTCGAAGGACGACAAGTACTTCTATGTCATCGAATCATGCACCGGGGATGACTGGGAGGTTGCCATGCGAATTGAAGCCAGCTCGCTGGATAAGGTGATGGATGACGATGGAGTGGTTGAGCCGGGCAAGCCACTTGACGTTCGTGAAGTCTGGCCCGTCAAGTAACAGGGGATGATCATGAATGCAGTTTGGTTTATGCGCAGCAACGATGAGTGGAAATTCTTCAGCAGCAAGAAGAAAGCCGTTCAGTACGTGTTGGACAACTACCCGGTTGATGGGGTGAGCGAGGAGTACAGCAGCAAGTACTTCATCCAGTTCAACCCCATCGGCAGTGATGTCTCAATCACGAATGAAGTAGTGGACTAATTTAGTACATTGTCCTAGAATGATGACTGGTGGTTAGAAAAGGAGACGACATGAAATATACCTTTGCAGCGTTTGGGAAAGAATTCGAGGTTGAGGCAGACAATGTCTACGGCGTCGTGTGGGAGCAGGGTGACGCGATGGCGGTCGCCAACAAGGATTTCTTGTGGCAGCTCCCGGAGTTTATCAAGGACTCCAACGGTAGCTGGTTCGACAAGGGTCCGGGTTCCTATGTCTGGGTGTCCGGCGATTACTTCAACTAAAGGGGCAGAGCAATGAACGACCAGACTTACAACGTGATGTTCGATTGGGCTTTTGCGGTCGAGGGATGCCGTTCTCCCGATGGCGATGACGTAACAGCAAACAAAGTGCGCGCCGCGATCATCAACCGACTAAACCGGCTGACTGATTCAGAATTGATCGAATCGATTGGCTTTGTTGACTTATACGAGGAGGAAGAACAATGACAAATTTCACACAAAACGACATCGGGAACGAATTTTTAGATGTACGCGACATCATTGAACGCTTCGAGGAAATCGAGGATTCCGCAGAAAACAAAGACGAAGCCGAGCAGCTTCGGGGGATTCTTGAGGAGCTAGAAGGATACGGCGGCGACGAACAATGGCGCGGATCGTGGTATCCGATCAC